GACTCGATTGGTTGCAAGATGCGGTTCAAAACGCCTGCTACAATTTGCTCTATCAATCTCTAACGAAAATCCCTCAGACCGATGCGGGCGTGAATCAATTCGTCAATGCGATCAATGGAATATTTGGACAGGCCGTAAACAACGGTCTCGTGGCGCCAGGGGTATGGAATTCGCCGGTTGAATTTGGCGAACTCACTACGGGTCAATATTTAAAAACGGGCTATTACATTTACGCCCAACCCGTGGCTCTACAATCTCAAGCGGATCGGGAAACGCGCGCGGCGCCACCGATTCAAGCCGCGATTAAATTGGCTGGTGCGATCAATACTGTCGACGTCGTCATCAACGTTAATAGATAAGAGGAGTTAAAAATGCCCGCATATTCATTTTTAAACATTCAAGCGACTCTAGCCGGTGCCGGTGGAGTTGTGAATCTTGCGGCCGGCGCGGCGGTCGCCGAAGAAGGAATCACGATTGAAGCCGTCGAGGATAAAAACGTGATGACCATCGGCGCGGACGGACAAGGTCAGCATTCACTAATCGCAAGCGATGCGTCGACCGTAACGGTGAGGCTACTCAAGACGTCGCCCGCAAATGCGATTTTACAATTGATGTATGACCTACAATCGGCCTCCTCGGCGCTTTGGGGACAAAACGTACTGACGATTGTCGATTCGGCCCGCAATGATTTGATAATAAATCAATCAGTGGCATTCAAAAAACGTCCCACGATTACTTATGCTAAAGAAGCGGGGATGAATGAATGGACTTTCGACGTCATCAAGACCAATACTGTCCTTGGAGTGGGTCAATAGGATTCCACTCTGAAATTTTTCAGGGGAAGGGAATTCAATGGACCGGAATTTTCAGATTGGCGAGCGTCAATTCAAACTAAATAAGATCAATGCTCTAAAGCAATTTCATATCGTTCGGCGTATTGCTCCAATCTTAGGAGATATCGCGCCGACGCTCGCGTCGATGCAAAAAATGAATATCGAGGAGCTCGAAGAAAATGATCGCTTCGAGCAATTGTCAAAACTCATTACGCCGATCATGAATGGGCTTTCAAGACTTTCGGATGCGGATGCTAATTTGGTTTTGACAGGTCTTTTAGGAGCCGTCGAAATGAAACAAGACGGAGGGAATTGGGCGTTCCTAGCTCGCGATAATAATCTCATGTTTGATAACTTAGATTTGTCGATTCTGTTGAATGCGGCCGGGAGGTCTCTGATGTTTAATTTATCAGGTTTTTTCGGCGCACTCCCGCAGGTTTCATAACCTCGGGAGCAGAGTCGAAAAGGGAAGTAAACTGGGTTGAAATGGCTGATGGTGAGGACTGGATTATGCGGCCAGTTTTGGAAGGCATGTGTGGTTATGAGGGCCTCATCGACGGTAAACTTGATCTAGAGGACATTGCTCGAATGAATGAGGCTTTAGACGTGAAGTTTGAAAATGAAAGGCGCTTTCACAAGGCGAATAAATAATGGGCGGCGAAGTCATTAAGAGTTTTTTGGTCGGTCTCGGGTTCGGTGTCGATGAGTCATCGCTCAAGAAATTTAATGATTCGATAAAATCAGCCACAATTCGAGTGACGGCTCTTTACGGGTCCATTCAGGTCGCCGCTGCGGGGATTTTCGCCGCCGTGTCGAATATATCCTCATCGTTTGAGGACATCGGGTATCAATTTAGAATCATTGCACCGGCGATAAACAAGACACTCGTCCTTCGAAATGAAATGCTCAAAGCGTACGGGGCCGCGGGGATAAACCTTCAAAAGGTCATCGTTCAATCGGTTAAATTCAATATGAGCTTGGCGAAAACCAAGTTCGCCTTCGATGCGATTTACAAATCGGTCGGAGCCAAATTCATCCCTACTTTGACCAAACAAATGGACATTTTTCGGCAAAAAATCTATCAAAATATGCCGAATATCCAGGCCGCTTTGGAGAAATTCGTTTTCTTTTTGCTCAAGGCGTTCGATGCGACCGTGCAACTCGGATCTCGAGTTTGGTCGATCTTGCAGCGGATTTATGACTTCTTTTACGATCTCCACCGTAGAACCGATGGTTGGTCGACCGTGATCATCGGAATTATCGCCGCGTGGAAGCTCCTCAATCTGTCATTTTTGAACACACCGATCGGCCGCATAATTGCGTTGGGTCTCGCGATTGTAGCTCTCTATGACGACTTTATGACGTTTAAAGAGGGAGGCGAATCCCTCATCGATTGGGGATCGGATACGACAAAAATGATCGTCGGTCTGGTCGCATCTATTGTTAGCGTTGCGGGCGCCGTTTATGCCGTCATCACGGCGATCAAAGCAATAAACGGAACGGTTGGAATAGTAAAAGACACATTTTCGACCGTTAAGACCGTGATCGACGGAGCCAAGACCGCGTGGGCCGCTTTCAATTTTGTTCTGGCGCTTAATCCACTAACACTTTGGATTGTCGCCGCGACCGTATTGCTTGGATTGATAGGACTTCTCATTTGGAAATGGGATCTCGTTAAAAAATCAGTTCTTGGTTTTTTCAGTGGTCTTGGGGATAAGATGCTGAATCTCATAGGTGCGGCCCCGAGTCTGATTCAAAATTTGCAAAATAATCCGATTGCAAGCGTGGTTCCGCTCGGAAGTAATGTGGCTAATTCACCACAGACAAATCAAAACGTGAATCAGCAAACAAATATCAATGTGAATGGGGTTTCGGACGCTCAATCGGTCGGTAAGATGGTTGCCGGCGAGCAATCGCGAGTGAATTTCGATATGGTGAGAAATCTAACAGGAGCGACTAGGTAATGAGTTTCCTAAATCAGCCGCTTCAAGATGTTCTTTTTGGATCCGGTCGAATGATCGGGTCCATTAAGGCCCAAGTCGTCATTCAAGAAAACACGAATGACACTCTCACGATTACTAAGCAACCGGTGCAGCAGGGCGCATCGATCACGGATCACGCTTACCGCGAGCCCACGACTTTCAACTCGACGCTTTATTTTCGAAGTGACGCTTCTAGCGATCCGAAGGTGATCTATCAGCAATTTCAAGATCTGCAAAATAGTCGTGTTCCTTTTACGATCGTGACCCCGAAAAGAACCTATAAAAACATGCTGATCGCAGCGCTCGGGATGACGGTCGATAAAAATACCGAAAATTGTTTAGCGCTTTCGATCTCTTGTCAGGAAGTGATCATCGTTAGTGTGACCACGGTCAACGTACCAAGAACCCAGCAAAAAGATCCAGGTACTACGGGAGCGACTCAACAAGGCGGCAAGAAATCTATTCTTAAAAACTTGAGTGAAGGCGTAACTGGCGGACTGATGAAAATTCCAGGAGCTCTGTCGCCATGAGTACTATTTCTTTGATGCCTTTGACTAATGTACCTCAGACATTTCAGATCGAGCTGAACGGTGTGAATTACCAGGTCACCGTCAAATGGAACTCGGCCGCCGATGCGGGGTGGGTCATGGACATCGCCGATACAGACGGAAATCCGATCGCTGCAAACATTCCGCTGATTACTGGTCTCAATTTACTGGACGGCATCGAATACACCGGAATCAATGGGCGTTTTTACGTCTACACGGACGGTGATGAGACCGCCGTGCCGACCCTAGATAATCTCGGCGCCGAATCGAATCTTTATTTCGTGACGGATGTCTGATGGCCAATAATACGGCGAACACAAATGCCACAGACCTTTTGAATTCCAACCAAGCTCAGCGCGGGGCCCAAGAGTACGGGCGAAAAATAAATCTTATAGTTTTCAATACCGATCTTGGCAATGGCGTTGATTTGTCGCAACTCCATATCAAATTCTCGTGCAAACGTTCTAATTCAATGACTCCCAATAACGCCGACATTCGCGTTTACAACCTAGATCTTGAGACGGCTTTGCGAATCAAGGCCGAATTTAAAAGAGTTATTTTACAGGCCGGCTATGAAGGAAATTATGGAGTTATTTTTCAAGGCAACATCAAACAAGTAATTCTTGGCCGCGAGAGCGCGACTGATACTTTCATCGATATCGTGGCGGGCGATGGGGACAATGCTTATAATTTCGCCATTGTGAATCAGACGATGAATTCTGGGGTAAAGCCCAGTGATCAAATCGCTATGCTCGCCAAGACCATGAACGATCGAAATGTGACTCTAGGGAGTACGCCAGAAAATTTGCCGACAAGTCAGTTACCACGAGGAAAAGTTTTTTACGGTACCACGAGGGATTATTTGCGAACCATCGCGATGACGACAGGAAACGCGTGGTCAATTCAGGATGAGAAAATAAATTTCGTTCCTCTTAAATCGTATTTAAAGGGAACTGTCGTAGTCCTAACGAGCAAAACCGGATTGATAGGAACGCCTCAGCAAACCAATGAAGGCGTCAATATGAAATGCCTTTTGAATCCACTGATCTCGATCGGCGGACGTGTCCAAATCGACAACGCCTCGGTCGAGCAATACAAAATCAATCTCGCCGTCCCAAATAGCCCAGCTAATATTCCAGCCCCTTTGACCGATGATGGTATGTATTTCATTTTAGTTGCTGAGCATAACGGAGATACCCGTGGCGTGGACTGGTACACGAATATGATTTGTTTAAGAATCGATCCCAGTACAAATCCAATAAATTCGGTGCAGATCGATTATGGCCAATAGAACCGAACTTTTAAACGATTCTCAAGAAATGCTAAGGCTTGCATTCGACGGGAGGCTTTCGAATCTTTGGACCGCAATGCCTGGAATCGTTAAGGCCGTTGATTTTTCTACGATGACTTTGAGTGTGCAACCCGCCATTCAGGGCGAGGTCACGGATGAAAACGGACAGGTTACATTCGTCAATTTACCTTTGCTAATTTTTGTACCAATCGTTTTCCCGAGCGCCGGAGGATTCACTCTCACGCTTCCTATTCAAATCAATGATGAGGTCTTAGTTGTTTGGGCCTCACGGTGCATAGATGCATGGTGGCAATCCGGTGGAATCCAAAAGGCCATGGAATCAAGAATGCATGATTTATCGGACGGATTCGCATTACCAGGGATCCACTCCAAACCGAATGTGATTTCAGGAATCAGTACGACGGCCGCGCAATTGAGAAATAACGCCGGAAATGCGTATGTCGAGATTTCATCTGACGGTAAAGTAAAACTCGTCTCAGCGACTGAAATCGATTTGAATGGTCCAGTAAAAATCACCGGCGAGACTGATATTACAGGTGCCGTAAATATTACCGGCGATGTCGCGGTAACTGGTAAAATAGGTGCGATCGGAGATATCAAGGCAGGGACTGTTTCGCTCGAGCATCATGTGCATTCAGGCGTTACACCGGGCCTTGGAGATTCTGGTCCGCCAGTTCCATAGGAGTTTTTATGCGTTATCGAAAGCTGAGTCCC